GAGAACTTAATCCCTAGCCTTTTCCTTCGGAAGCCCTAAGTTATCCCTAACCTAGAAATTGTTACTATATAAGCATCTAACTTCTTAGACTATGTGTGGCTTTCCCGTAGGAAGAGACACCCTCCAGGGCTTTCCTGAAGTGATTATATTATATCACCACTATATTCTCAATGCAAATCTAATAATAAAAAATAAAAAAAAATTAAAACGAATCTGGCATTGGGGTTGGCTCTGCTTTAGCCTTTGGTGTATAAGGCTTTTGCGCCCATCCATTTGCCTTGGCAAAGGTATCTATGATTGCAGATGCTTCGCTTACGGTTAAAGTGTCACTATGCACTGGCATATTATGCTTTTTAATTAAAGCCATTTGTTTTTCTGATGCTGGATTTGTGTTTGGCATTATTATTCTCCTATTGTTAAATTATCCTATGTATATATTGTAACAGTTTTTTGCGGCATTCACCTTTTTATTTGGTGATATATCACCGATTTAAATTTAAACAGAATCCTCCTTAAGCCCTAGCTAGCAATGCAGCATTTATTATTAAGGTAGGTAAGTACCGTTGGCCTTGCGGCCAACTTCATACCATTCATTTTTATAATAATCATATCAATCTTTAAATAAGATAAAGCTGTAGCTGAATGAATTTATAATATTATTATTTATTTGATTGCTTGATTGAATGCTTCACCAGAGGCAGTATGCTCCTAACCCCCATCGTTTCATTATTTAAATGCTGAAAGACCGTCTTTAACTAACGTATGTTAGGTTTACCGAACAAAGGCATTCAGGACATAGCTTCGCCAGCTACACTACCCCTAACGGGAGGCACCTTGCGGCCTTGCCTCACCTCCATCTTGCAAGTCGTACCCTGTATTTCAGGTTTACACGTTGATGGATGCAGCACTAGGAGTTGCCCTGTACTGTATTTTCTACAGTATTACTTCTTTTTTTTCTTGCGTTTAAGATTACCACTCTTTTCCAGGAAAGTCAAGAGTTCTTGTCTTTTAAGAGCTGGTTCTATGGTAACAGTTCCATCGGCTTTTATAATCTTTAATGGGCCGGCTTTTCTGTAATTTACGTTGTATTGCTTCATAGCCTACATAGTATAGCAAAATTTTCCCAAAGTAACACTGTTTAGGAAAAAAAAATTATAGTATAATAGGAACAAACATTTTATAAGAAGGATTTCCCTGCGTGGCTAGAACTGAATCACTTTTTTTATCACAAGAACAAGAGGCTTACCTTGCCTGGTTGCTGACCCCAGAGGACTCTAGAAAGCCAGAGACTAAGAAAGCTTGGGCTGAAGAGCACAGTGTGCATATTAATACCTTGGGCACGTGGGAAAAGAAAAAACAGTTTATTGAGAGGTGGCGTTTAGGAGTAGAAGGTTTAAGCCAGTCTCCCGAAAGAACACAAAAGCTGCTTGATGCCATTTATGTTAAAGGAATATCAGGTGATGTCAAATCAGCTGAGCTTTATTTAAAGGCAACTGGTTATATTCAGCAGTCACAAACTCTTAATATTAAAACTGAAACATCTGTTAAAGAATTGTCTGATGCCGAATTGCAAGCAGCAATATTAGAAATCAGTCAAAAGCAAAATAAAAAAGTAAGTGTTCTTCCTACCATGTCAATAGAAAAGGTTGGTGATTAATATTCGCGCGATTTGGACCGCCCCAGGTAATAACACCATTCAGGGGAACAGTAACGTATTGATTTCCCGCATGATGAACACTCTTAAAAGAGAGTTGCAAAATCAACAGGACCAATTGCTTATTGACCACCAGGATGAAACTATTGTTGATGGTGGCGCGGCTTTATCAATTCAGTTTCACTACCTTATTGCTCCAGATGCCACACCACTAGCAGCAGGAGTTGGAGTTTCCAATAAAGCATTGACATCAAATGTTGCAACATTAACCACACCTACTGCTCATGGATTTGCCGTAGGACAAAGTGTTTATGTTTCTAATGTGGATTCTACGTTTGATGGAACTTACACAATTGCTTCGGTGCCAAGCTCAACTACATTTACTTATCAAAAGGTAGCAGCAAACGTTACCTCAGCAGCTGCAACTGGTTCTTGCGTAGTAGCTGTAGGAGCTTTTGATGCAAGTCAAGGTGCCGCAGGAACAACACCTGCAGAATATGTACTTGACCAAAGAAGAGATATTATTAAGAGAAGAGGATTTTAAATGGCTGTATTAGTTCAAATGCGTAGAGATACCCAGGCTAACTGGTACAACTACAATCCGATTTTGATGGCAGGTGAAATTGGTATTTGCATTGATGCTGGTCCACCACAAACCATTCCTGCTACTGGCCCTGCTACGGCAACAACTCCTGGTCCTGGCTTTAAAATTGGTGATGGTACTACTAACTGGAACTCTTTAGCTTGGGTTAATACGGGACCCACGGGTGCATCAGGCCCGACTGGCCCCACTGGTGCAGTTGGCCCCACTGGCCCGACGGGCCCAACAGGTGCTGCTTCCACCGTGACGGGTCCCACGGGCTACACTGGCCCCACGGGACCGACTGGAGAATCAGGAAGAGCTACAATTTCTGATACTGCACCGACAGGTCCAACAACTGGTGATATTTGGTATAACTCTACTAACGGTAGAAACTATGTTTGGTACACTGACGTAGATGGTTCACAGTGGGTTGAATATGGTGAAGCAAACCAAGGACCTACGGGTTTCACTGGTCCCACGGGCTACACGGGACCCACAGGTGCAATTGGACCCACTGGTGCTGCTAGCACTATAACCGGACCTACGGGTTACACGGGACCGACTGGACCCACTGGCCCAGCTTCAACTGTGACGGGCCCCACGGGTTACACTGGACCCACCGGTGGATTTGGAACAACGCAAACTATTAATGCCCAAACAGGTACAACATATTCTTTGGTTTCTGGTGATGTTGGTAAGTTAGTAACACTGAACAATGGTTCAGCAATTACTTTGACAATAAACACTTCAACAGGATTATCAGCTGGGCAAAGAATAGATTTGTCTCAACTTGGCGCAGGACAAGTAACAATATCTGCATCAGGAACAACATTATATGCAACACCTGGTCTAAAGTTTAGAACACAGTATTCTTGCGCAACAGTAATTTGTTTAGCATCAAACACTTACTTGATTACTGGAGACTTAATTTCATAATGTTTGGTTTAGGTTTTGTTTCTGCAGGATATCGCTACCAACTTGGTAATGTTGGTCCAGGTGGTGGAATTGTTTATATGTTACCTGGTCAATATATAAACTATTTCGGTGGTATAACAAATTCTACAACTGAATATTTTGAAATTCCAGATGAAGATTGGTATGATGGAACAGATGACCCAGAAGCACCATGGGGATGTTATGGAACTCTACTTGGTGCATCTGGTCAAAATTTTGGAGATGGTGTTTTAAATACACCTATTATTTTAAGCAATTGCGCAACCGCAGGTATTGCAGCAAGACTATGTTCAAACTGGTCAAATGATGGTTATGATGATTGGTTCTTGCCATCTACGGATGAACTTGTATCAGCAATTCTTAATAATGATGATTTTTCATTAGGTTTAACATTTGGAAACCCAGACCCAGCTTATTGGAGTTCTACAGAAGAAAGTACAGACTCTGCTACAATAGCAACTTCTTCTGGTGGTTTAGGTAGTGGAACCGCTAAATACGGAAACGTAGGTGTTAGACCAGTTCGTTCATTTGAAGCTAGATACGTTTAGAAAAGGATTAAACAATGGCAATTAACTTCCCATCCTCACCAGTTGACGGTCAGGTATTTACTGCAGGCGATGCAAGCTGGACATACTCAACTAGCATTGGTGCCTGGAACTTAACAACAACTACCGTGACGGGCCCCACAGGCCCCACGGGTTCAACGGGCCCGACTGGCCCGACGGGAGCCACTGGAGCAGCCTCCACTGTGACAGGACCCACGGGCCCCACTGGTGACCAAGGTCCCACTGGCCCGACGGGAGCCACTGGAGCTGCATCAACCGTGACAGGACCGACGGGCTATACGGGTCCGACGGGTTATACGGGCCCAACGGGACCTACGGGAGCTGCATCAACTGTGACGGGCCCCACAGGCTACACGGGTCCGACGGGTTACACGGGACCGACAGGTCCGCAAGGTCCTACTGGTCTTGGTGGAACAATTGCTAACTGGGGTTCATTCTGGTCAACGCAAGACCAAACAGCCGCCGCAGCAAACACAGCTTATGCAGTTACCTTCAATAACTCTGACCCAGACAATGTCAACGTAACGCTTTCAAACAACAGCAGAATTAACTTCACTTATGCTGGAGTTTATTCATTAACTTGGTCAATTCAATTTGCAAACGCAGACAGCCAAATCGCAGATGCAAACGTTTGGTTTAAGAAAAATGGAACAAACATTGCAGATTCTGATAGTAAATTCAGCATTATAGAAAGTCATGGAAGCGTTGATGGTCACGTTCTTGGAACAGTAAACTTAGTTCTTCAACTTGCTGCTAGTGATTATATTGAATTATTCTGGCAAACAACAGATACAGATGTAAGACTTGAATATACTGCTGCAGCGTCTCCTGCACCTGCAATTCCTTCAGTAATATTTACTGCAACTCAAGTAACTTATACACAAGTTGGACCCACTGGAGCCACGGGCTCCACAGGAGCCACCGGACCGACTGGCCCAACGGGATTAGGTTGGGAAGTTTACCAAACAACTGGTTACATCAACTATACGGGCATGACTGGCTACAACATGGCAGCTGGTTCTTTGGCAATGAATGCAACCGCACCAACGGGAGCAGGACTTAACGTTGCAATCGGCGCAGAAGCAATGCAAGATTTAACAACAGGAGATGCCAACTATGCTCTTGGTATTCAAGCATTGCGTGATGTTACTACTGGTTCAAGAAACGTAGCACTGGGTTTCCGTGCATTAGGTGGTAGCCAATTCTTTGGTGGCGGTTTAACTACTGGTAGCCGCAACATGGCAATTGGTCACTATTCACTTGGTTTAAATAATGGTGATAAGAATACCGCTATTGGTGAAAACTGCGCATTCTATATGACCACTGGAACTAAGAATACTTTTATTGGTTCTTATTCTGGTTACAATAATAACGGTGATAATAATATTGCTATTGGTGAACGAGCA